GAAAAGGGCGAAAAAAGTGCTGAGTATATTAAACTTAAAGCATTGTTTGATAAAACACAGGCTGAATATGATGCAGCAGTTAAAGAGGCAGAATCAATCCGTGAGCAGATTGACATTGAGGCTGCAAAGCCAAACCCTGCTGATGTAGCAAAAGAGAAGAAAAAGAAATCTGCACAAGTTAACCAACTTATTTATGAGCGTGATTCACTTAAGCGTCAGAATAAACTGGAAGAAGCCAAGGCTAAGCAGGCTCAGATTGATGCTATTCTACGACCACAGACAGAAGAAGAAAAAGAATCTGCTGCCGATATTGGTTTAGAAGAAGATAAGTTTAGTGGATATACCTTAACCGACGGTGTTGTTACAGCCGAGGGTGGGTTTCAAGTTATTTTTGTGGATGTTGCAGACGGAAAAGGCAATGTCACACCAACTGCATATAAGTCTAAGGCACAGGCTAGAGATGCATTCCTAAAGAACTATAAAGGCAAAGACCAGATTCAAGGTCTTATTAGTCAATTAGTTCAGTCTAACTATCTTAAGCAAAGCAAGGCTTCTGATGGTGTCTCTTGGCTTACAGCCCTTGACGATATGCTTATTGCTAGAACTGCCAAAATAGTATCTGATGTTAAGTATGGTCTTGGTGGGGTTACTACTGCAGAAGACTTCTTGAAAACAAAAAGAGATTCTGGTACTGGCGGTGCCAAGGTATACCGCGACTTGTCTACACGTGGTGATGCTCGCCAGCAAATCAATGATTACTTAATGGACCTAACTGGTTCTGCTGCTACAGAGGAAGAGTACGAAGAGTATTACAAAGCCCTGAATGCAGAAGAAAAGCGTCAGACCATGACTAGTGCTAATGGCACTACAACTGGTGACGTAATGACAGATGCTGAGCGTTTAGTTATTGCTGCAAAAGTAGCCCGTAAACGTCTTAAGAATACAGATGTAGATGCGTTGCTATCGTCTTCAAAGGGTAGCCGAGTATCTATGGATATAGCAGCCTTGCAAGAATTGGCTGCTGACTATGGCATTGATATGACGGCAGCAGATGCGCTGCGCCAAGTAACGTTAGGTATTGGACAGAAGGATTACCTTCAAAAGCAGCAAGAGCGTTTGCGCTTGATTGCTAAGAAGATGCACCCTGGTCTTGCAGACCATCTTGATGCAGGCGGAACTGTTGCTGAGATTGCAAATGTTTATGCTCGTACAAAGTTTACTAAACTAGGAACCGTTGTTAAGACTGCAACAAAAGATAAAGACGTTATGGATGCTGTTTCATCTGGTAAGTCAATTGCTCAGTTTGAAAAAGAACTACAGGCTAATCCAATGTGGCGTTTCACAGATGAAGCCCGTGAGACGGCATCAGACTTCTTAACAACTATCGGTAGAATGTGGGGTCGTGGCTAGTGGCAACGAAAGCACAGTTAGCAAAACTTCAAAAGGACCTTGCGAAAGCAGAGGCAGACCTTGCAAAAGCAAGAAAGGCTGCAACTCCAACAGCAACCAAAGCCAATCCCCCTGCAACCGTCGATTCACGTGTTGCATTAAACAAACTTACGGGTGGTCAAACATTAACTGCTGAAGAGCGAGCAACATTAAACCTTTCTCCTGTAGCAACTCCTGGAGTTAATCCTGTTTCTGGTGCGCCTACTTCTGGTCCAGTTGTTGGATTTACTCCACCATTTCCAATGCCTACACCAGCGGCTAGTCCAGGCGATGAGGGATTTGTAGGACCAGTTCCAATTACTACGCCAGCAGGGGGCGATAAGCCTAAGCCAGATGGCGAGATGATTGATGCATTTGCAGTGCTTTCAGCACAGTTGCGTCAATGGGGTTTAGGCTCCTTGGCTGATTCATTTACATCATTGGCCACACAAGGCTTTAAGCCACAAGAAGCAATGAATAAGATTAAGTACGATACAAGTATTAATACTGCAACTGGTAAGCCTTGGAACTTTGATTACACAAAGCGTTTTTCTGGCAATGCTGCCCGTATTAAGCAGGGACTTAATGCATACACTGAGGCTGAGTATCTTCAACTAGAAGATTCATATGCTGACACACTTCGCAGAAATAATTTAACTACATTAATTAATACAAATGCTGAGGCTAATCAGGCTCAGTTTGCTGGTTACATGGAAAAGGGATTATCTGCTACAGAGTTTGCAGACCGTGTTGATGAAGTATCTCAACGCGTAATTTATGGTAGCCCAGAAACTAAGCAACAGTTTAGAGAATACTTTCCAGCCCTTACCGATGCTGACATTATTAGTTATGTTCTTCGACCAGATATTGTTATGCCAGTTCTTAAGACCAAGATTGCTGCTGCTGAAATTGGCGGAGTTGCTAAGCAAGTCGGTCTTGGTGCCACATCATTGGGTATGGCGGAAACGCTTGCCCAGGCTGGTGTAAGCAAGGAAGAGGCTCGTGCTGGCTATGGTCAGATTGCTGAGTTCTTGCCAGATGCTGAACTATACAGCCAGATTTATAAGCAAGAAGGTATTACATATAACAAGGAAACTGCTGAGCGAGACATACTTCTCAATCAAGCAGATGCAACCAGAAGCCGTAAGCGACTTGCTTCAATGGCAAGAGCATCATTTGAGGGCTCATCTGGTCGCCAAAGAACAGGAAGACCGCAAGGTAATACTGGTCAATTCTAAGAATCCCTAGGTGGACCGACTAGCCCCACCAGGCGTATAAGACTAGGAGTAGAAGCCAGCCAGTTTCCCCGAACTGTCACTGAGGTCTGCGAACTAAACAACAATAGAAGGGTGAGGTTGCTATGAGCAACAACAACTGGGATAACGACGACGACCTTGATTTCAATCAGGGCATGAATGACGAAACGGACGGTATTAAAGACCTCCGTAGGGCTAAGCGTGCTGATGAGAAGAGAATTAAGGAACTGACTGAAAAGTTGGAAATGTTCGAACGCCAACAGAAAGAGTCAACTGTCAAGACAGTCCTAGAATCTAAGGGAGTCAACTCCAAGGCTGCCCGTCTAATCCTTAAGGATTTAGATGAAGTCAACGAAGAGTCAGTAAATAACTGGCTCCAAGAAAACGGAGATATTGTCGGGTACAAGCCAGAAGTAGAGCAACCTGCTGCGCAACCAAATATACGAGAGTTCTCTCGTCAAGATGGTGCTACGCAATTTGCTGCGACTCCCGACGTTTCAGATGAATATGTTGATATGTTACAAAACTATGACGGAAACTCTGAAGAAGAATTACTATCCATCATTAACAGCATCGCTAATAAGATGCAAGACTAAGAAAGAGGTATCGCCAAATGGCAGATGTCTTTACCACTACGGGTAGTGGATTAGGTACTAACCTTGTAACCTTAGCATACGATAAGTTGATTGAAACCAACCTCCGCGTGTTGCCTAAGTTCCGTGAAGTTGCAGACAAGAAAGTCGGCTCACTCACACACAATGGTTCTTCTATCCGCTTCCAATTCAATAACGATATTGCTGACGTAACTGTAGCAGGAGCAACACTCAATGAGACTGTTGACCCAGATTCAGTTGCACTACCAGCGACATCATACATTGATATCGCACAACTTGAACTCGGACGCTCAGTGCTTCCAGTCAAGAAGATTAACCTTATGTCAATTGCTAACATCGACCCATGGGTTGCTAACGCAATTGGCTTTAACATGACCAAGACACTTGACAACGCAATCGTTGCTAAGTTGGATGCAGGTGCGAACATCGTTCGCGTTGCAGGTGGTACAGGAGCAGTTTCAAACGTCTATGAAGGCGTTGGAACAGTTGCTGCTAAGAACACAATTGCACCAGCAGACACAATGAAGTCTGCTGCTATCCGTACCGCAGTTACAAAGATGCGTGCTGCTGGAGTTCAGTACAAGGGCGCTGGAATGTTTGTTTCATACATTCACCCAGAAGTTTCTGTAGACCTCCGCACCGAGACAGGTAACAACGTATGGCGTACACCACACGAGTACCAGAATGCTGCTCCACTTTACGGCGGAGAGACAGGTTCATGGGAAGGCGTTCGCTTCATTGAGACAGCAAACGCAACATCATCACAGTCAGGTACTGGCTCAGGTGGAACACAGACACGTGTCTACAACACATATGTTGTTGGAGCACAGGCTCTTGCCGAGGCTGTATGGAAGGAACCAGGAATGGAAGTGGGCGTTGTCCAGGACCGTTTCAACCGTTTCTCACCAGCAGGATGGTACGGAATTATCAACTGGTCGCTATACCGCACACCAGCATTGGTTCGTATCGAGACAGCCGCATCAGGCCGTCCAAACGCATAGTCAATAGTTTGACGGGTAGGCAGGGGCTAGTCCCCTGTCTATCAGTAAACCTATTGGAGGAACAATGGCATACAGATTTACAACACCTACAGTGCTAGAAGAGTTTGATGGTGAATATCATCCATTGTTTTCTAGGATTAAGATTCCAAAGGGAGTCACTGTATTAAAGATTGATGGCGACTACTTTGAAATTCGTTATCCATCAGCAGAAGAAGTAGCAGATGCAGATATTGCATACATTGGTGGCTACTCCTATGAAGTAGAAGAAGCAGAAAAGGCTGACTTAGAAGCAGCAGGTTACACAGTGGAGACGGTATGACATATTGCAATCATATTAGCAGGGTAAAAGAATGGGGTTTTACAGAAAC